CGGGTCATCTTGGAATAGCCCAAATTGAAAATGAGCTTGTAATTTTTGATCGGATAGCCAGAATGCTTGAGCTGATCTGCGGCGAGAAGTTTGGCCAAGTCCAGGGCCTTGACGCTATGAACCATCCCGTAAACAGCGATATCCCGGTCGGGGATGTTATGCTTGGTCCGCACAGCCCGGATCGTCGATTCCCTGTTCTCCGGGCTCCAGCCCGTATGCGAAATGCTGCCAGAAGTCGGAAGCTCAGTGACAAAACCCCGTCCCACCAGATACACCCCAACCCCGCCCTTTTCGACTACAGAGAGCCAGAAATCCCAGTCCTGAGCGGCCTTGAGCGACTCATCCCAGCCCGGAAAGAACTCTCGCTTGACCGGAAACATAGAGGCGATGTAATTTCCGCACTGAAGCGAATAGGGATCAAATTGCTCGGCATCGTGAGCGCCCTCTTCGTTCGCAAACTCATAACCCGAATAAACAAAAGCCGCGTCCGGATTGCGATCAAAAGCTCCTATCCACATCTCGGCCATTTCGGGTTTGGCAAAACAATCCGCGTCCCAAAAAGAAATATAATTTCCTTTCGCGTGCTTGAAACCTTCATTTCTGGCTTTAGGGGCTCCGCCGTGTTCTATAACCACCTCTTGCACCTTGTATTTGCCAGCCACTTTCTGAAGTTCGGCGTCCGGCCCGTCAAACACACAAATGACCTCAAAATCCTTGAAGCTTTGGTCAAAGAGGCTGTCTAAACACTTTTCAAACGTCGCGACGGACTTCTTGTAAACCGGAATGACAAACGAGAGAATTGGTTCTTTACTCATTGACATGCCGTTACCGCCGTAAGACTTGATCCCAAGATCACGTATTGCCCTCCCGCCGTATTGCCGGAGAATCCGCCCGTTGAAACGCAGACGATCCCTTTCACCCCGCCAGCGTTTGTGCAGTCAGGGCAAAACAAGATCTGGCCCGTAGCCGTGGAAATTAAAGACGTGACGTTCGCTTTGGGGACGACCGCAAGACCCAGACTGCCCGTAACCGTTGACGTGGACATCTGAACGCCGCCAATAGAATGATATTGAGCAGAGAGGGCAAAGGCCGGGATGAGAATTAAGACGAGGACGATCAGTATTGATTTCATGGTTTCTCCTTATACTCCGACAATCGTGGCGCTGACCAAATCCGGAAGATCCGTCGGCATCGTGGGCTGGGTGTTGGCTATCGTTTGAAGATAGCTGACAATCGTCGCCCGAGATGTCCCGACCGGAAACGTCGGGCGAATCAAGGGAAGCGTCTGCGATCCGTTGTAGATCTGCACTTCTAAAAAGATGTTCGTTCCGTCTGAAACAATACTGATGACTTTGACCGTATAGGCATTAGCCATAAACAAGCTCCTTAACGAAAGGCTCAAATTCGGCCTTATATTTTGAAAAGACTTCGGGGACCGGTTCTGTTGCTTCGGAGAAAACAAACTCTCCAAATTGGTTTGAAGAAGATTCCAACGTCACGCGGGGATGCTGAAAGGCCATTTCGTCAATGCGTTCTTCCACAGCGCCGGGATGCTGGGTTTTCAGGCAAAGTTTCATTTTCTCAAGACGCCGCTTGTACGGTTTCAACTCGCAGAAATGCGCGACGTTAATTCCAGAGGTAGCCACTTCGAAGGGGTACTTGGAGAATTCGGTCCCATAGTGCCTCAGGGAATTGCCGGTGATCTGCGTATGGTAAAAGTCCTCGTTCGATGAACCATAAGCGCCCAGGTATTGCAATCCAAATTTGTTGGCATGAAGGTTCTTCCATTGGGTACACCGGCCTTTCGAAATCACTGTTCTAAAATCTTTGGCGTAGCTCGTCACATTCACCGTCCAGGCAAGCGGCCCTTCTTCCAGCTCCGCCCGTTTCGTTACCAGCATATCGGGATGCAAAAACCACGCCACATCGCCCGTCATCGCTTCAATACAGACGTTAAAGGCTGCGTTGTAAGCCTTCGTATCGGAAGGGTGAAAGTTAGGGGTATCGATAATTTTGACGGGAACGGATTGTTTTTGAAGATGCTGCAAAAGCTCCCGCGTTCCGTCCTCTGACTTCTCATCAAGCGCGTAGATAAATTCGTGGACTATCGGCAAAGCCGCCATGATCGAATAGCCGATCCATTCCACTTCATTCAAAACTGGACCTATCACACTTATGCGCATATTTTGAATTTCTCCCGGTATCGGTTGAGGCATTCGGTCTGACCGTATTTCTTGAATATTTCCGGCGTGACCATGCAACACTGCTGATCGCCGACAAAATGGCTTGACTCGCCCCACTTCTTCTCAAATTCCGGCGTAAAGACCTCAATAGGCTCCATGTCGGACGGATACTGGCCATACATCTCCGGCGGTTTGGAATGCTTGACGAGTAGGCTCGTCACGCCGACCTTCTCGCTCCGCAGGCAGTAGTCGATGTCGTAGTAGAAAAGGCCGTAGAACTTCTCGTCAAACTTCTCCCGATCAAAGTAGGCTTTGTCCACAAACATGCACATTCCGTCCACGACCTTGCAGGGCGTAAAGCGGCTTTTGGCCGAGAGAATGCGAATGCCGGGGTTTCCCATGACCAGGCCCACGCCATACTGATAGCCAGAGTCAAAGTAAGAACCGCCCTCGTATTTGGTCGAACCGATCACGCCGAGAATGTCCGGCTTAAATTCCGCAAAGATCTCTTCCACATGCGCATCCCAATGCCGGTCGATGAATTCCACGTCATCCTCGACAAAGCCCAGGATATCGCCCTGGCTCTTCGTTCCCAGGCGGTCAAACGTTTCCGCGCACTTCGGTTTCTGCTCCTCATCAATTTCAAAGTGATTTTCAAACGAACTGCACGCCATTTCTTTGGCCGATTTCATCATGCGGTGGTAAAGCGCCACATCGCGCACTCGCGTGATAAGGTCGATCATTTAGTCGCCACACAATTCAAACTGATCGGCTTGTGTTCCACGTTATCGACGATCTCCGAAGCATCCTGATTGCCAAACGGCAGATGCTCAATCCGTTTGATATCGGAGAATCCCGCGTTCATGACCGCCTCCGCCAGCGTGGCAAATGTGAAATTAATATAGTGATAGTTCAACGGGTGTTCCTGATCGCCCCAGATCAAAAACCGGACCCAAGGAACTAAGCCGAGCTTTTGATAGAGCCGAACACAGGCATCGAAGTCCGGAACTGAGACGTAAAGTGTTCCACGTGGAACTAAAACCCTGTGCCATTCTTTTAGAACGCGGACAGTCTGAGTGTGCGGGAAGTGTTCGAGAATATTGGAGGCGTAAATCTCTTGGACGCTATCCATTTTGCAGAAGGCAAGATTTTCGACGTTGGCTACAATATCTGTACTCGGTCCTTCTCTGAGATCGACAGTCTTAAATCCGGGTATCCGCCCGTTCCGGTAGCCTTCCCCGGCCCCGCCGAGGTTTAAGCGAATCGCCTCAGCTATCATGCGATAGCCTCCACGTTCAAGCTGACGGGCCTACGGTAAATGACATCGACCAAAGTCGAACAGTCGTTTAGGCCCAAACTGAAAGACTGCACTTGCTGAACCAAGGAAAATCCCGCTTCGTGCAGAAGGTTCGGCAGGCTTTCCGAGTCAAAAATGGTGTAGTGATAGGCCAAGGGATATTCCTGATCGCCGTAAAGCATATGCGTCACCCAAGTCACCATTCCAAACTCTTTGTAGATATTGAGAACGGCTCTAAAGTCAGGAACAGCAATGTACGCCTTGCCGCCCTTCTTCAAAACCCTGCGCCATTCCTTCAGGACATCCAATGTCCGCAGATGGCTGAAATGCTCCAGAACATGACTGGCGTAAATGTCATCGACCACGCTGTTGTCAAACGGCAACTTCGACACATCGCATTTCACGTCCACATGCGGCCCGTCGTGCAAGTCAATGTTCGTCCAGCCTGCCAGCTTGTGATCGCGTCCGCCCAGCATCAAACGAACTGGCCCTCCGACGGGTAAACAGTTCCCGTTTACCTGCTGCGGCTGCAGCGGCATAGGTTCTGTTGACTGCTTACCCGCCAGAGAACTCATTTAGAGCTTCTCGGCAACGGCCAATATACGTCCGGCACTACAATTTAGGGCGACTGCGGCGCCATAAATTTTATAAGTGACCGGGGTAAATTGATCCCAGGTGTCTGACTTGTCCGGCCCTCTTGCGATCATCATCTTGACCATGCCATCCAAAGACGTGAAGCCATAGGCTCCCTGTCCGAAGATGAATACCAAGTCGATGCTGTGCGCTGCTACCGCGTAGCGCGGAGCAAGGGTTGAGTCGATGAAACGCACCTTTTCCACTTTTCCAGCCTCGCCCTTGTACATCGTCTCCTGCGAGTTCTGATACACGTTCCACTGCACCCACGTCGGATCTTTACGCAGACTGTGTAACGCAAGGGGATGCGCGTAGCCTATGTAGTATCCGTCGGCAAACGGTTGCGCATCATACCCACGCAAGGTTGTAACGCACTTGCGAACGGAGAAGAGCGACAACTGTGAGGATGTCGTCGGAGCGGAAGCGTTGTAGTTGGAAAGGAACGAGCTTGAGGTCGGGATAATAACAGGGAACTGGAATTGATTCGAGTTCGATGCCGTACCCGTATTCAAGCAGAACGAACTGGCGGTCGAAGTCATCCAGGCGGAAAGTAACCCCGTCTTGGTCGAATTCAACCCAATCCCATTCTTGAAAATGCCCATCTGCACCATTCTTTCGACGGTCTTGCGAGCGGAGTCCGTGAGTACGTCCATGGCTCCATTTACCGCGTCGAAGAAGGATGTCATTTGGAACAAGTCCGTGAGTTTTACCCCACGTCCGTATCCCACGATGGTTGCGACGACTTTGCGAGAGGAAAGGGCGGGCAAGGAATTCGCCGCGCCTTCGCCCAAGCTTACGGAAGCTGCATCCAGCACACGCCAGCCGTTGAAAGTGGCGGTCGTGCCGGTCCGCAGAGGGAGATCGTCTTTAACGGCGAACTCGATCAGCGGGGTGTTCGGTTCTAATCGGGCGATAATCTTCTGGCTGAAGTACTTCGCCATTAAGTTATCGTTTACGGCTGTCGTTGTATTTGTGTCGGACATTTTAACTGCCTAGACCATTAGCCATTTAAGGCGCGTTAAGTCTAGGCCCTTAGATTGCACACAAGGTTTAAGCGGACGGAACTATCGGGGGCGCAGGCGTTCCTGTTGGTCAAAGAACTCTTTGGCCGCTTGATCGAGCGCCGCTTGCTGCTTGGCGTCAACCCTGCCCTTGCGCGGATCAAACGACATCTGCGTAATGGCGGCATCAAGAGTCTGGAACGACGTGCGTGTTTCCGACAACGATGGGGCAGGAGGTGGTGTGCCGCCGCCCAGAATAGGCGCTGGCGACTTACTCGGCTGTGCTTGAACCTGATCGACAGGCTCACCGAGACGCAATTCCTCCTTCACTTCCAAGAAAGCCGCTTTGTGAGGGTTTTTCAGCTTCCAGAGATCGGGATCGGATTGGAGTTTCGCATTGACCGCCGCAAAGACATCTTCCCGCAAAACGCGAGGATCTTTCGCCGCGATCTGTTTGATGTTCTCTCGAATCTGGTTGTCCCGGCGATCTTCATTCAAAGGCTGCAATTCTTGAGCAATGGCGAGCTTGACCAATTGCGCGACCGTCCGGGCGGGATTCGCCTGGAGGTCCGCGTTAATCATCGCTTCCAGTTGCTGATCGCTCATCGGCTGATTAAGCATCGGAGAAGGAACAGGCGGCGGCAAAGGCAATGGCGGAATTTGCGCCGCCATCCGGGACGGATTGGGCGATTCCCGCAATTTCTTTTCCTCCGCTTTGTACTCTCGGACATAATCATCGATAGACTTCTGCACCTCTTGAAGTTTCGTCTCTTTTTGCTGATTGGCCTCTTTAAGCTGTTCCGTGGAAGCTTTTAGCTTCTCAACGTCCACTTCCCCATTCGGTTTTTTGAATTTTTCGGGAATCTCAGCAGGCGTTCCGGCCTGAGATGGCGCTGGAGGAGGAGGAGTCGGCTGGCCAGCCTTGTCCAAGTCACCCACCGTCATCGCAAAGGGGTCATCCCCTCGCTGCGCCGCTTCCATCATCGCCGCACGAACCTTCGCCCCATCCAATTTTACCGGATCGGGCTGGAACGCGGGTTGTGACAATGTCTGCGGCGTTTCCCGCAGTGTTTCTATTTTCAACTCTGTTTCGGTCGCTTCTACCATTTTCGTCTCCTCATCCGCCGCTTAGGGTTGTGGATGTTCATCGGCAAGTTAAACCGTCGCAGAAGAAAAGTCGAACCTAGACTTATCTCCTGGATTGTGGCTTTTGGCTTGTCTCTGCGCGAATAAGACGCCTTCCAACACGTCCTGGTAAGCTTTGCGTCTGGCGCACAAATCGGTTAAGCGGAACTCAGATCCGGAAAGAAGCTTCGAATCAATCTGCAGATTCAGGCGCTTCAGTTCTTCGTAAACTTCAAACAGCCAAATCTTGCGCGACTGGGGATCATTCAGCGCGGCCAAGAGTTCCATAGAATCTAAACCCTGCAATTCCTTGGGCGTGAAGATGTCTTTGAACTTCTGCAAAATCTTCTTCATTGGACCACCGGCTCTCGGCGCAAAGGGTTCGGCGGCAAGAAGGCCGGGCGGTTGCCCTGGTCGTGGCCCTTCATCCCCGGCGAGTCCTTTTTGTTCGTCTGAGGCGAAGGAATAGCCTTCTGCGGCGGCTCCGGCCCTTCCGGGCCAGGTTTCTGGGGATTCATAATCATCGGCAGAAGAGCTGGCGGAATCATGGAAATGGGAATCATGGGAATCTCCGGAAACCACTTCTCCGCCTCTGAAATCCCCTGCACCGTTATCATGTCGTACTTGAGCGCTTCAATCGCGTTAAACCGCGCACCGGTCGGATCTGCCGCTAACGCCAGCTTGATCGCATCTTTGATCTGCGCGTCTTTAACGACCTTGTTTTCCAGCGAGAAAATCCCCATCGGCCTAAAGCGATAACTTGAGTTGATGACCTCAGGCGGCGGATACGCGAAAGCCAAGTAGCGGGGAACCATGTGCGGCATCGGCGGGGCTTGCGGCATGGGAGGCTGGCCGGGAACAGGCGGCGGAGGCGGGGGCATTTCGAGCATTCCGATTTGCACGAGTTCATCACCCAAGATCGCTTTTAAATCTTCGGGTTTTAATTCTTGATAGAAAATGGAGTAGGCTTTCTGCGCCAGCTTCATCAAAAAGGCCGACTCAATAATCATGCCGTAGGCGGCAATGCGCTCGTTGAACATCTGCCGGAGGAGTTCCATTCCTCCCAAAGTCTGATTCGCATCCGCCCCGCGCGTCGATTGACCGAGCGTGATTTTGGACGCTCCAGTTTTTTCTTGCACCATCCGCTCTAGTTCAAAGCGATGCGCGAAGTAGGATTGCGAAAGATCAGGCATTTCTATCGGCTGGAAAGCCTTGCGAACGTCGTCCGTCACTTGGCTCTTCAAGCGCAAGATCCAGCCAGGCTGCACCTTCAAATCGGTTTCGGCGTTGACCAAGGCATTTTCCATCACGGCGATGCCTTTGTTCATGATGAGCGAAATATTGTCAATGCCGCCGTTGGCGTGTTCGTTCAGCTCTTCCTGGTCGTCCTGCACCAGCTCACAGATGCCTTTGCCATAGGTCTGGCCGGTCCGGATATAGTCCATTTTCAGGATGTTCACTTCGCCGTCGGCCACGTTGTTTTCTTCGGAGTAAAGAAGGGCCACGGCAGAGGCCACACCCACTCGGCCCGGCACAAGTTCCTCGGCAGTGTACTTGTCTTCGTCGGTATCCTCCGGCATGTCAAACTGTATCCACTTGCGCGGCAGAGGACACATCAACTCCCAGACCGTATGCTTCTTTTCAAACTTCGAAAGCGTGCGGGAAGTGTCGAAGTACCCCAACTCCTGCTTGATCGTCGTTAAGTCCACGTCAAAGCGTTCGCCTTCGGTGATATTGTCCAACTGCGCTTTAACGTCAAAGAACTCCCCTTTTTTGATGTGCCGGCAGATCGTCCCATAGTCCACCTTATCGCGATGCAGGATCTTGTCCCAGGTGTGCGTGTTGGGCTCCGGGAAAATGTCTCGAATGTGGACGTAGCGGCAACAGAGCTGGTTGCGCAGCATGACTTCCGTCGGCTGCATCTGGAAACCCTGAATCTGCGGCGAGGGAAGCGGCGCTTGGCCCGTCAAAGATTCTGACGGCGCGTTATCCAAAACTTGCAGTGGCGTTTGCATTTGGGGAACACGGCGCTGGCGGGTGTCAACAACTCGCTCCCAGTAGAGTTTCATGAAACCAGAACCATAGCGCACAGCCTCACCCAAGGCGTCGTAGAAGCTCACGTCAAAGTCGGCTTTGCGCAGCTCGTACTCCATGATGTCCTGAATGAGCCGCGCTTGCAAGTCATCGCCGTCAGGTCCGCGCTCCGTCTGAATGGGCGGGTTGGGAGCCATCATGGTCTTGTGAATGGTCGAGCGAATGATCTCGCAGTTCTGGATCGTGATGTCCACAAACATCGTGGACTGCCACGGCTCCTTCGATGCCGCTTTGGTCGGATCGTAAATAGACTCGTAGTTGCGGTCAAAGCGGTCCCACTTGGCATGGAACCCCTGGCTGCGCCAGTCCCAAGAGCGCCGGTAGAAACTCTGGCAATACATCAAGAGTTCGTTCTTCCGCTGCGCGACTAACGGCGAGTCCGTCGGCTGCGCCTGGTAGAACGTCGGCTGGGGCTGGTTGTTCTCCACTAGCGCGAACGGATATGTTCCGCGCAAACTTTATCTTGGCCCGGCGCGACGGGCTTTCCGCATTCGCAGAGGTTCCCCGACCAAAGAAACTTCGGGTCCGCCGCCGCCGCACCGCCGGCGGAAACCGGCGCTTGGGGAGTCTTCTCAATCGTCGGTTCGTCTTTTTGGTCTTTCGTAATCTTAGCCATTTCTGATTTCCTCCTCGGAGGGTCTGAGGCTTTCAATTTCTCCTGGGGCGACTGTGTAGACTTCCGGCTTTTTGCCGATGCTGATCGATTGCTCAAGTCGTCCTTCGTCCTGGACGGCTTCAAAACCTCTGTCTTGCGGTTCGGTTTGCTCGGCGAATCTTCCTGCCGGGAGCGTTTTCGTCCCGGCTTTGCGTTCTGTTTGCGCTGGCTTTCCAAATGTGTCATCCATTGTTCCTCCTAAGCGGCTCTTAGTAATCGTCGAACGTTTTCTTGAAGTACACTAGACCCACTGCGCCCGACACGATAAAACCCCTGGCCCACCTTGCGGTTCTCTGGCGTGGGAACGAAATGGGGTCCGGTGTTGGGACGGGCCATGTCCGGATGGAACGAATCGGCGTAGGCGTCTAGCATATCGTCGTAAGCATGCGAATCGTCCAGCCGGAACTGATAGCACTCCTCCAGAAAATCTTTCATAAACCTGTGCACATGAATCGTCCGCGCTTCCCAGCGCGGCACAAGGCCGCCGATCCGGCTCTTGTCGGTCTTAGACTTCGTGTCTTTGATCTCGACGTATTTGAAGTTCCAGGCGTTCTCCCGCACCCGTCGTTCGTTAAAGCTGAAACTGATCGCGTCGCCCTTACGCCGTTTGATCCCCACGGCATCTGGCGTCCAGGCTTTGACGTGGGAAAAAAGCTTGTCCACGATAATGCCGGGGTCATCCCGACGGATACGGTCTACAGCCAGGATGTAGGAATGGTTGCCATGCGTCAACCCCTGCGTCACGATGGCCGTGTGGTCCCCGTCGTTCTCAGAGTAGGCCGGATCGCAGACCGTTGTTACCAGCATAAAGCGTTCGCGGTCAGGAGCCACGTCGTAGAGCGTTTCGTACTCGCGCTTAAACGGCTGAGTTCCTGGGTCGATGCGCTCCAGTCTCATCTCCCGCGCATAGTTGAGCGGCCCCATTTCTTTCTTGCGAAAGGCCAGCCAGTCGTCCGTCCAGATGTCTGAATACTGATTCGCCCCGCTAACTTCAGCAGGGCGTTTCCATTTCGAGTAAGCCTCATTGCGCGAGAGCTGTTCTAAAATGTCCCCAAATTCCATGGGAGTCCCGACGGTATACATCTCGGTGTGCGGGAGCGTCATCCCCGCGATCACGCCGAAGTACATGCGGTCTTTGTCGTCCCGGCTCATGCGGTTGTTCTCGCCTTCAATGTCATCGTTGATGATGATATCGGGATGCGTCCCGCGTTTGCTTGTGCCGAATCCCATGATGGTCACAAGCGAACCATTCGGGAAAGAAATCTGGTCCGTGCCCCAGAGTTCCTTCGTGGAAGGACGCATCGGAGACAAGACCTCCTGCGTCTCAATGGTCTGTCTCATCAGGCGCAGGTTCTTGATCGCCTGACCTTCAGAGTCGGAAACTAAAAGCACTTCCGTCTTGCCGCGCAAGATCCGCCAGAGCGGATAGGCAAGAGAAAAGAAATACGTCTTCCAACTGCCCCGCGGCGCTTCGTAAAGACCGCGCTTTGCACCGAGAACGTTCTTCTCCCATTCGGAATAGTGACTCGGCCATTTAAGACCGAGGGCTTTGGTCGTAAAGAATTTCAGAGAGGCTTTGCAGCCCTGCCAGAATTTAACTTCGTTAGGCGACATCATTATCGGGCGTCTCCAGGGCTATCGTGTCGAAAACTTCTTTGAGTTGCGCTTCTCTCGCCGGATCTAGGGCGGGTAAATTGAAGACGTTGATCTGCGTCTTGGGAGCCTCTTGCTTGTAAGCCCCTTCGATTTTGGCCAGCTCGACAAGGCTCTTGTGTTCAGACTCTTCAAGCTGACCGCCGTCGTAGACGTTCTCGACGTGCTTGGCCGCAATCCAGTCCGGCGTCGGGATCTCGCAGAGGGCGCGGACTTTCGCATCCTCCTCGCGGAAGCAGGCGAGTTTCTTGACGAGGCGTTCGACTTTTTCAAGCTCAAGGCCAGATTTTTCAGTCGCTTTAGCGACATCCCAATTCTCTTGCTTCCACACCTGCAAAAACCGGAGGTCGTTAAGCGAGAGGCGCTTGAAGATGAGCTTGTCAATAGTGGCAATCTGTCCTTCTTCGTCGAATTTGAGGGGGACAATCGCTTCTTTGCCCCGGATGCGGATCTTGCGGGCTTTGTCATTGACAACTCTTGCTAGGTCGCTCCAGTTCAATGCGTCTTTACTAACACGCTATTCGCAGTCTGTCAACAGCATTAGACGATAAGAAAGTTTTGAAGGCGGTTTTGACGTGTTCGACATCGGCCTCCGTCATCTTCTCATGGCAGGGAATGTAAAACCCCGCCGCGTTCACCCGATCAGCGACCGGCCAGGAGTGCTGGCTGTCCCGCAAGGGCTTGAGCAGAAAGCCATAGCACGGCTGGTTTGTAATGGGCATCATGGGCCGGGTTTCGATCCCGGCCTTTTCTAAGTGCAGACACAACTGCCAGCGATCCAGCTTGGACGTTTCTGAAAGGACGATGGGGTACATCATCCACGTGTGGTTCTTCCGGCAATCTTCCCTCGGCAGGAGCAGATCGCCGGTGAAGTCCTCAAGAGCCTGGGTCATCTTGTCGGCGATGTAGCGCCTGGTCCCCACGCGCTTTTCAAGATCAGCCAACTGCGCTAGGCCCAGGGCCGCTTCAAATTCCGTCCCTCGCGCCGAGTAGCCCAGGCGGTTGAACTTAAAACGGCGAAGAAGAAGTTCTTCGCTGAGCGGCGGGGAAGTGTAGCCCGGAATGTAGACGTAGTCCCGCCCATGGTTCGCCAGGGAGCGCAAGAGGCCGTTTAACTCCATGTCGTTCGTCAAGGCAAAGCCGCCGACGCCGGTGGCGATGTGGTGCGCCATGTACGTCGAATGACAGCCAATCTCGCCCTGCAGAGGGTTTAAGATCGTCTCGCAGGAGTCTTCCAGCACAGCGACGTTGTACTTCTCGGCCAGCTCGTATAACTTCGGATCGCAGTCCTGCCCGAAGAGCTGGACCGGGATCATCGCCACAACGTCCCGCCAGAGTTCCGGAACTTCCTCACCCGTCGAGTTGTGGCCGTATCGCCAGGGGTTCATTGTGTAGTCGTGCATGGACACATCCACGAAGAGGGGTGTCAAGTTAGCCTGCAAAATGACGTTCACCGTCGCTACAAACGTCAGGGCTGGGACTAGGACTTTCGAGTGGTCCGGCCAGCCATGTTTTTCTTTCATGGCCAGAAGCGCAATGCGCAGAGCATCCGTCCCGGAGTTCACAAAAATACAATGCCGAGCGCCGTGATAGTCCGCCAACTTCTCTTCAAATTCCCTGACTCTCTCCCCCGGCGAGAACTGCCCGGAGGCCAGAACTTCGACTAGACCACGACGCATCGCCTCCGTCACGTCCACAGGCGTCGCCAGGCGCAGACGCTGGGTCACGGCCACAGCCGAAACCCCACCTGCCGACGAGTCTTCCCAAAGAGCCGGTCGAGAGAATTGTGCACCCGCTCCGTCATCTTCTTCGTGAAACGCTTGAACGTCATCTTGGGCATCTTGCGTCTGTTCTTCTTCAACTCCTCGTGACAACCCGTACTCACGCCAGGGCCCGCTCAATGTCTGAGAGTTCCACCCACGGCCCCACCGGCAAGTTGACTTGCGTCGCGCAGAAAGCATCAACCCCCGGCAGGATCTTCGCAGAGCTTTTAAACATGCTGTAGGTGTCGTTGCGCTCGTGGACCACACCAGAGGCAATGCCTTTGTCCGAAAGCTTCTGAATGAATTTTTCGCGGTCCTCTCGGTGCGTCGGGTAAAACCAAAAGGCGGACTCCATGTCCACCGTCTCCTGCAAACGGCTGGCGTAGATCTCGGCGTTGCGACGGCGGGCTTCCAGATCTTTTTGCAGGCCCTTTAAATTCTCAATGCCTATCGTCGCCGCCAAGTCGTTCATGTGAAACTTGTAACCCCACTCGGGAATGTCCTGCTTCAAATCTTGCGGACGTTTGATGCCGTACCACCGGAGTAACTTCCCACGCTCGTAGTCCGCTGGGCTCTTGCAGCTCAAGAGTCCGCCGTCTCCCGTCGTGACGTGCTTGATCGCCTGGAATGAGAAGGCCACAAAGTCGCCATGGCTGCCCACGGGCTCACCCCTAAACGTTCCGCCCAAAGCGTGAGCCGCGTCTTCAATCAACTTGAGATCATGTTCGTCGGCGATCTGTCGCAGGGCATCAAGATCACACGCCCTGCCGCCCCAATGCACAGCCACAATGGCTTTCGTTCTCGCCGTGATCTTGTGAATCACGTCGTTAGGATCAATGAGGCCGGTCCTTCTG